GTGTGCTACATTATTCTAATGTTTTTCGTTTAAATCATTTAACTCTATTTAATTATTTATTAATTATTTATTATGGGAGGGGGGGGGGGGGGAGTTGGCGTGACCGCATTTATTATGCGCGTAATGTCTGCACGACATACCGGGCACGCGTTTTTCGCCATTTTGGAATAACACACCGAACAACACACTTGATGGTCACATGGTAAAAACCGCGCATTAATCCGATACTTAAAACACAATATACATTGATGTTCTTCATCGTCGGTTTCTTCTGGATTGGGAAGATGCGCGACAGAAAGAACGGCTCCTGCCGGACCTCCTCCTCCCCCTACCACGAATTGTTGCGCATGTGCCGCCGGCGAAATAACGATTATTCCGGGATCCATTGTAAGTCGCGTATAAAATCCGAGATACCCGGCGCGAGCACTTTCATTGTCGCATATTCGCACACGTGTTCGAAACTCGTCGTTTCTCTCGAAATATACACTATTATTATCGTTTCGAGAGATGTTGAATACAATATTTGGCTCAATGTTCGCAACATCGATTGTTGTTACGGATTGGTTCGCAGCACCCTCGTACAGTATACGAAACGTCCCGCGCGACATATACGATTTCTTGATACTCCGGCCACGGTCGTAAATGAAATCGCGATACGCCCATGCTTGATACGAACGGGCCGGCATCCAATTTGCGCGACCCATTGCTGGATTATCAACGATGAAAACCGAAACATCGTTCATATCCATAATAGGTATTGCCTTTCCATCATGTTCCATTGTTTCGTGAACCGCTCGAGAGATAAGACCATCATTAAGAGTGGATGCCGGAATGTCTTCTACTCGCGCCGTATATGTTGGCAAATAGGGATCGTTGTCCGGGCGGTATACGGCGTAAGAATTCGTAATATACGGCGTCTCTCGGTAATAATTCGGTCGTTCTTTATATCCTGCATACGCTTCACGAATTCCTGGTGTTACATGAGTTGTAGACGATGTCCAATGGTCGGTGTCTGGTATACGAACACGAATACAAATGTTCATATTTTGTCTCGTGTGGTGTGTGGTGTGATATAGTATTTTTGGTTTATGTAGTTTATGTATATTATTACATTACGCACATACATTAACGCACATACATTAACGCACATACATTAACGCGCATACATTAGCCCGCAATTACCGGATGCAAACGTGAGCACGTTGTATCTCTCTTCCATGACCGTAAAATCAAACGTGTAGTTGTAAATGCGCCAGTTTGTTTTATTAACACCAATGGGTAGCCCGGTAGTCGGATCGCAAATGGTATGAAACGACGCGTGCGGGTCCAGCGTCGGATAGATGGTGGAGATCTCAAGCTCAATCTGCGTAAATTTGCTCATATTTATGGCACCTGATGGCTGCAAGTCTTGCAAGTCCGTGTTGAGGCAGAAATTGTAACAGTACAGCCCGGGCGGCGGATTGCCGTTTGTCCGCACATATTTTTCGACGTAGTTATATATTCCCGAATCCATTATATTCTCTCGGTACTTTCCGTTCAGCATGATGCCCAGCGTGTTCAGAATGTCGCGCTGATTTTCGGGCTCGAACGTGCCCGTAATGTGAAGACCGGTGCGGCGATTGGAATTACTTTCAACGTGCTGACTGTTTGTGCTGGTAGTCACGCGCCCCGGCGGGTTTCTGCCGGGCCCCAGCACAACATTGGTTACGGGCGTAACGCCCTGCGCGGACGTGCGCATGATCCACCCCTCCACCGCGGCGCGACCCGCTTCAAACGTTTCCGCGCCGGGCTCAATGTCGTACGGCAGGTACTCGTACGGCCAGTTCGTGTAATTGCTCCACTCGTTGCGCATGGGCACGTCGCTGCGCCGGAAGAAAAACATCCAGTTTGCAACCATTCCGAGCGAATTTTCCAGTTTGACGCGCGTGTTTCCGGTCACACCCTTGTATTCCCATTCGTATACCGCCTTTATCAAGTACTTTTGCTCGTTTGCCGCAAATGCGGCGGTTTCTTCGGCGGAGAGAAACCCGTAGGTAGAAATGAGGTGAACGTCCGCGTTCCAGTCCGTGCGCTTGTCGCCGTACGAATCCACCGTGAGCTCCACGTCCGGCGGCGTTTGCAAGAACCGGTAAAATTGGTGCTCGGGAAGCACGTAGTTGGGTTGCACGTACGGCCACCCGTTTGCGCTGTCGGTCACGTCGCGCATCACGTACAGCTCGCGAACCGGGCGAATGGTGACGTCGATCTGCAGCGTGTTGTATTGCAGGCACACCAGCGGGAACGCCATCTGGCTGCTCATCGTGAACCACGTGTTGATTGGAATGTAGAGCTTGCGCCCGCGAATAGACGGTTCCGCGCCTTGCTGTTCCGGCGTGTAGTACGCGTTTGGGTACTGATTGACGCGCGCACCCGAGCAACCGGGATTATTTAGTTCGGGTACATTGCCCGTCATTTCATCGTACAGTTGGCGTTTGGTAGCCGTGTAGTCGCGCTGGATCATGGACAGCAAGTAGCTGCCCGAGAACTTCTGCAGGATTTGCCCGCCCACCGATATGGTGACGTCTTTAATCATTTGCGTGCCTAAATCCTTGATCCACTTGAATTCGTACGGCGCCCACATGTCGTCCAGCGTGGCGGGTGGCATGATCGGGCTCCAAACGTTGGGCAGCGTGATGCAAATGTAGGTGTCCATCAGCAGCTCCGCGTATCGCGGAACGTAGAACGTGAATTTCGATTCCTCCGTCATGCGCAGCTTGCGCTGCCCGTCAAAATCGATGCGGAACTTTTGAAGACCGAAGTTTGTGTATTTCTTAAATGTTGTTTTAAAAAATGATTTTTTGGGGTTTCCGTTCAGTATAGCGTTTTGATTACCATACGCAATGAGGTTTAGTAATCCACCCGGCATTTGTTAAAATAAATTTTAATTATATTATATTACCCACTTATTCTATTTATTCTACTAATTGTTTATTATATTTATATTACAATTAATAAAATTAAATAAAATATTAAAATAGTATAATACTAGTTAGTTACTTATCATTTGCATAATTAAAATCAAACAAGTCATAGGTATATAATCATGGCACAGGCATTATCATCGCCATCATCGACAGCAGCATCAGCAGCAGCATCAGCAGGAACACAACCACCAAATCCATTAGACACTGTCAAAGAAAAACTTGCTGGGTTATCAACTACAACCGCACATTTTGCTGGCGGAGTGATGTTTCTTTTTCTGTTCATATGCATTGTTGCGGTTGTGGTGTATAAATCGAACCTGCAAAATTCAAACGATGAATACATGACCGCCCTGTACCCCACCATGGCACCACTCGAATCCATAAACGAATCGGACGAGAAGTTCTCATTTCTGCTCCGCGATTACTACATAAAAACCGCATACAACTGCTGCAGTTCGGGAGATTATAGCGGCGACTATGTTTCAACGAACGCGCTCGCCGAGGTCATACGTCAAGGCGTGCGGTGCCTGGATTTTGAAATATATTCCGTGGGCGGGGTGCCCGTCGTATCCAGTTCGTCGCAGGCCGAATACACGATGAAAGAGACGTATAACTCTGTGCCGCTGTCAACCGCGTTTGATGTGATCAACTCGAACGCGTTTACGGGTCAGCCAAAATGCCCGAACCAGTCGGATCCGTTACTACTCTGCCTTCGCATAAAGAGCAACAATGTTTTGGTGTTCAATGAAATTGCAAAATTAATAGAAGCTAAACTCGCGTCGCGGCTCCTCGATTCGCGGTACGGGTACGGGTACCACGGCGATAATTTGGGACAAGTCCGGCTAACCAGTTTAATGAATAAAGTCATTATAATGATTGACGAAACACCGGGGTCAAACATGAAGCCGAACCTGGTATATAAAAAGACGGCGCTCTACGAATACGCAAATATCATAATTCGCGGTCCCACTTCAAAGAAAACGTTCGCGGAAGTTGCGGCGCCAACACCGTCATTAAGCGATTTAATAGAGCGATCCAAAAAATTGTTAATGTATGTAGTACCCGAGCGGTCGTCGAAACCGGAAAACGTGTACGACGCCGCTAACGCGCACATGACTGCCGGGTGCCAGTTTGTGGCAATGTCGTACCAGAGCGACGATGCACCTATACAGGCTTACAACAAGAAATTCCAAGAAGCCAAGACTGCGTTTATATTGAAAGCGTCGGAGCTCAGGTACACACCGCTCACCATCGAGCCGCCCACTCCAGCAAATCCACACAACGCGTTAACAGCTAAAAAGTCTGGTAGAGCACCAGGAGGCAAGGATATACAAATGTAACATATGTAGTGGTAATAAAAAGTGATAAAAAGTGATAAAAATGATAAAAAATATTATATAAAGATAAATGTATATTATGTTTTAGACCCACCAACCCACCAATCCACCAACCCACCAACCCACCAACCCACCAATCCACCAATCCAACATACAAACCAACCCACAATCATGCCAAAACCTCAAGAGACCGCGCCAAAAATGTCATCGCATTTATTAAGCCAGAAAGCAGCCGGATACATGTTGGCCGCCGGTAATGCCGCAAAAATGGAATCGCAAACAACCAAATCTAACCAAAAAAATAAAAAATAACTGCAGTAAACTTTGAAATAATAGTAGCGCGTTATCATTTATCATATTGTATCATTGATTGATCTAATTATTTTATTTTCAATATTCTTTGTAAATAAAATATATATATATACTATATTATACTATATTGTTAATTAATAATTAATTTTAATACGAATGTCTCGAAAATCCAAATTAGTAGAAGAAAAGGAATTGGAAATTGTAAAGGATGCGGTCGATTCCATAAATGCGCGCAAGGGGCGGAAATTGGTGCACGAACCCGACGTGCAAGCCATAATTCTCGCGGTAGAACATTTCATTTCTGAAAAGAAGCTGGTATGTTACGGCGGAACCGCAATTAATAATATAATGCCGGAACAGTACCGGTTTTACGATTCGGATACAGAGTTGCCCGACTATGATTTTTATTCTTCCAATGCCATGGTGCATGCCAGAGAGCTGGCGGACATACTGTTTAAAATGGGTTTCAGCGAAGTCGAAGCAAAGGCCGGCGCGCATCCCGGAACATATAAGGTGTTTGTGAATTTTATGGCAATTGCGGACATAACGCAAATGGAAAAGACGCTGTTCTCTACTCTCAGGGAGCGGGCGTACATAAAGAATGGCATCCATTATGCGCCCACGGATTTCTTACGAATGGCAATGTACTTGGAATTGTCGCGACCGGATGGCGATGTTTCCAGGTGGGAAAAGGTGCTGAAACGGCTGACCTTGCTGAATAAAGCGTATCCAATGCGGAAGTACCGATGTGACAGAATTGAGCTGCAACGACCGTTTAAGAGTGCTACTACTAATACTAATACTAATACTAATACTAAAATGGAGAAAATGGACAGCCGCAGTAGCAGCAATACTGCGAATTCGAAGAAAATATACGAAGTT